GGCGATGCGGATGGCCTCGGGCACCTCAGTGTCTTCACCGCGCGGGAACTCCAAGGGCTGACTCGCCTCGGCAGCCTGGATGTTCTCCAACGCCACGCCGGTCGTGTCCGAAGACCCGCAGAGCGTATAAACGCTGTGTTTGATGCCCTTGTAGTTCAAGGCGTCGATGATCCCTCGGGCCGCGATCAGCGCCTTTTCGTGGTCGGCATCGCTGGCGGCCGACCATGCCGTCTCATGGAGTCGCTGGGCAAAGTAGCTCGTCGCTTCGGCGACCCGCGCGGCCGGCGTATCGCCGTCGGCCTTGCCGTAGTAATCGAAATTGAGCGCCATTGCCCACCCTTAGCAAGCGATCCACGAGTATCCCTGGTCCGCCGCCCCACCCTTCAGGTAGACCTTGTTCAATTGGTCCACGTAGATCGGCGGAGTGACCTGACCAGCCGAGAGGATGAATCCGTCGCCAACGTTGGACACGGTGGTTCCGATCAGGATGATGTTGGTATTGGCCCCGTTCGCCCGGACGACCACGTACTTCTTGACCTCGCCGCCAACGTCGTGACCCGGTGCAACAATGGCCACGGAGACCGCCGCGCCGCCGGCCTGAGCGATGGCAACGGCCACTGCATGGCCCGTGCCCGCCAGGTCCACGTCGGTTGCCGCCATCACCGCCACAGGCTGCCCGGCCAGAGCACCCTTGAACTCCACGGTCCACGGGCCGCCGGCACTGCCAGTGACGGCCGCATTGCCGGTCCCCACGGCGACCAGGGCCTCCAAGGCGGCCTGAACATCCGTAGCGGCGGCGTTGTACGCGATGTTCACCGTCGTCTCGCCACCCAAGGAAAGGGTGAAGTGGCCGCCGGTTGCCGTGACGGTCACGGTCTGCTGGGCGTTGGCGGCCGTCAGCTTGCTCGCATCGGCGACCATCGCTGGCTGCGGCTGGCCGCCCTGCGCGTTCTTGAAGCTCACCGTCCACGGGCCGCCAGCGCTGCCCGACACGGCGACGTTGCCGCTGCCGACAACCGCCTCCAAGGCCGCCTGTACGTCGGCCGCCGCCGCGCTGAGCGCAATCGCGGCCGTCGCCACGCCGCCCACGGCAAGGGTGAACGTCCCGGCGCTGCCCGCCACCGTCACCGTCTGTTGGGCGTCTCCGCAGCCTAGCCGCACCACCGGATCGGTGCCCACCGTGCCGCTGCCGACGCGAAAACTCGGCTGCGATTCACGAGCAATCTCGACGACGAACATGGGTCATTCTCCCGTAAAGCGGCCCTGGCCGCGCACGCGCGAGGCTGAAGTGTCTTGTAGATCGGTGTTGCGGCTGGCGGCCTTCTCTTCCGCCCCGGCGTTGGGATCGGCCGAAAGGTCTGGGACGCCCCGTGCCGCCGGATCGCCGCCTCCGCCTGCGCCCCCGCCGCCCTTGTCCATGCCCTGACTTTCGGCGATAACCTTCAGCCGCTCCGCGTGATCCTTGCGGGCGGCCAGGTATTCGTCGTCGTCGAAGCCCAGGGCCACGGAGCCCGTCTGCTCGCCGACCAGTCCCGCCTGCGCCGCCAGGATGATCGTCTGCGGGTCGCTGTTGGTGTAGTGGGCGCTGTCGATCTCTTGATTGATCGCCTCCAGGTCGTCCACGCTGACCTTCCCGCCCAAAAGCGCCTGCACGATCCCCTTGGACAATTCCCTCTTGACCTTCCGGCCAGGCACGGCGTTCATCAGCTTCGTCAAGTCCTGCGCCTCCTTGATCCGGTCGGCGTCGGTCTTGAGCGAATAGCGATCCGGGTATTTGATCGTGGCGACTTCGCGCTTTGAGATCACCCGCTCTTCATAGGCGGCCCAGTGCTCGCAAAGCTGCCGCTCGGCGCTCTCCAGCAACAGGCCGATGTAGCTCAGGCCCGCTTCGAGGCCCTGGTTGTCCATCACCTTCGACTCGGCGGAAGCCCGCACCGCCAACGCCGAGACCGCCAGGTTGACCAGTTCGCGGATGTCCTGCTTGAGCCGGGCCTGCAATTCCAGGCTGGCCCGCAACGGTTCAGCGGACGGGTTGATGAAGGCCGGGGGATTCATCCCCTTGTCGTAGGACCGGCCGTGGGTCGCGCCGACCTGAATGTCTGTCTCGGCCGCGCCTTGGCCGCCGGTGGTGGCCGTGCCGTCCGCCGTGGCGGCCTGCTTCAAGTGGGCACCCACCGCCCGCAAGTCCTTCTGCTCGATGTAAAACGGGAAGTTGCTCCGAAGGGCGTAGCTCACGTCGCTCGAACCCAGGTTCAAGAGCGCAATCTGATGACCGCACACGTCCTTAATCAGACTGTTGTTGATGTCCAGCATCACGAACGGAATGCGGGTCAGTTCCAACTCGACTGCCCCGGCCGGCTGACCGAACTGATCGACCGGCGAGCCGCCGATGTCGTAGAACTGTAAATTGACCTTGCCGGTGTCCGGGTTGATCCACAGATAGCGATACCGCTGCACCTGGACGGTCGGGAGGAAATAGCTCTGGTCGAACTGCATCACCGTGTCCCGCAGCAGGACCGCCTGAAACTCGCTCGGCTCTTCTGGCTTCGAGCAGGTCCAGCTAAGGATGTCTTCGATGTCGTACCGATAGAGGTACGGCGCGACGTTGCCAGTATTGGCAAGGGTCGCAGTCGGCGGCACCATCGGGGCATCGACGAAGACGCCGACCCGGCCCATGACCAGCAACTCCGTCAAGACCTTCACGCCGACAAAGGCGTTCATGGTCGAGCCACGCCGATCCACGCCGAGGTTCAAGCCGTTGACGGCATTCTGATATGTCTTGCTGCCGCCCTTGCGCGTGATGTCCCGCATCCGCTGATAGATCGCGTTCCTGATGTCGTTGATGGCTGCGCCGGCGAACCGGGGAACCGGCGTCACCTGCTTGCGGGCGTTGAACTCCGCCTGGTCTTCCCGCCCGGAAAACTTCTCCAGGTAGATTTCGCGGAACTCGTCGCCGCCGTCGTAGGTCAATCGCCATTTGCGCCAGTCCGTCATGCCGGACAGGTAGCCGGGGTGGCGACTATCGACGAGGTTGATTACTGCACTGTCAGGCATGACTGATCTTCCGTTACATCACTCTTCCGATGTTCTCGCCGCCGGACGAAATGGGTGCCAACGCCAGGCCGATGTCCGCGTAGCAGAGCGAATGCGCGAAGTGATCGGCCCCCGTGTTGACGTACTCGGCCGCCATGTTGCCCGTCTCGTCCTTCTTGTACGTGCGAACAAGGTTCTTGACGTGTTCGCGGTACGTCAGCGAAATGTCGCGCGGCAGCAGGATTCGCGGCGGATTGCTCTTGAACCGTCCCAGCGTGCAACTGAGCCAGTTCGTGCGGTCCACCGTGGCGAAGGGGGCACCTGTTTCCTCTTCACTCAGCGTGATTTCCTTGGCAGTCCGCCCTCGCCGGTAGCGGGTCAGCCACACGTAGCCGTGAAACTTCTTGGCGAAGCGGCGGGCGTCGTTGGTGAACGGGTCTGCGTCCACGATGCAGGCCAAGACCTGCCATTCCCGCATCAACTCGTCCAGATACCCCCATTCCTCGCCGGAGAACTTGCCGAACCACAACAGCCTGCCGATGGCCGCCGCGTTGATGTCGGTGCCGGGGTGCCTGTCGAACAACCATTCGACGACCGAGATGTACCCGATCTTGCCCTGGTCCACGCCCATCGTTATCAGGCGGTCGCCGCCGATCTGCGGCCGGGTGTCGTTGATCGAGTGCCCTTTGATGCAGGCTTCGATCATTTCGTCCGTGACCTGGGCACCCTCGCCGATGAACGGCACGCCCAGCTTGCTGCAATGAAACTCGGTATTCGCCGCCTCGTCGCCTAGTCCGCGATGGTAGGCAATCACCAACTCGCCGGGCGTCACCGTGGACGAGTAAAGCTGATTGATGTAAAAGCCCCGCGATTCCTCCGCCGAAGCGTTCGGCTCCGTCACCTGCCACTTGCCGCTGGCCAGGAACTCCGGCTTGGCCCCGTGCTCCAGCTTATGCTTGCACTCCTTGCACTTGAGGAACGATTCCTTGCAGCGCGGGTCGTTGACCGATTCGCCAATAATCTCCACGCAATCCGGCCATGCCAGTTCGGTCCATCGGCCGCAGTGCGGACACTGAAAACAAAAATGCTCTTGCGTGCTGGTGAGGTACAGCTTGTGGATGCCGTACTTCGGCACGGTCGGCGTCGAGATCGCCAGGATGTGCTTCTCGATCTGCCCCGACAACCGCTCCAACGCCAGCCACACCGCATGGG